TATTAACGTGCCTTTCAGAACTTGCAGTCCTATCTTGGCGAGCGTAGCGAGCAAATCTTCGCACCACCACCTCCCGACCTCCAACCCTATGGTATAGCCCCCGCTATATTATTCTGCTTGCAGATTTTTTTTGGGCTAGGTATAAATAACATTATTATTTAGGGTTGAACATGGCGAACCAATACTCCATAACCGTAAGCAACGGGGCCGATGCTGTCCTAAAACGATGTAAAGATTCGGGTGCGAAGATAAGTCAAGTAATCTCATCGTGCATCGAGATGCTTGGCTATGATGCGGTCATGACGATCGCAATGAAGCAACGCATTCTATCTGATTACATGAACAAAGAGGACGAGTGAATGTGCGTCGCATGTAACATGTGTGAAGAAGTATACCTCTGTTCTCATGGTCAAGTGTTTTACGATTCGAAAAGATTCGGATGGGAATGTCCACACGACTTCTCTCTGATCTATCAATGCATGAGGTGTGCAGAATGAACACGATCTGGTACGAACCATTTATTCACGCACTTCGAATCCACATTGAAGCTCATCACATGGACCAACGTGGTGCCCTCGATGAATTACGGATGACCGAAGAGGAATATGCGTACATGGAAGTTGGCGACGATGAAAAGATTGTTCTTGGTTGCCCTTGGTCTCAACACTGCAATTGTGATTGGAAAGTCGAAGGACATATCGTAATCAAGTTGAGGAATTTCATATGATGCCGATCTACAAATGCCAAGGTTGTCAGCTTGAAACTCGAAGGTTGAAGTCTCGATGTTTAATGCAGTTGAAAGTTAATCGATGGAATGGAATGTGCATCAGATGTTGTTGCCTTAATTCCATACGTCATCGTCCATGCGACGATCCGACTGGGCTGGGATTCACCAGAGCGTCGCACCAGTGATTTGTAAGAACCAGGTTCTTTCAGATTGTGAGAACCAGGTTCTTTTAGATCCAGAGCCAAGCCATCAAAACATAGTCTGCCACAGTTGCTCCAGCAACCGAGACCAATGTAGCAATTGAAAGAAAGACGTTGAACTTCATCAGAGATTCCAATGATGTTTCTTTTGCTTCTTTCTTTTCAGCTCGTGCCATCAGCCATTCGGCAAATTTAGTAGTTGGGGTTTTCTTTTCTTCAATTGGGTTTTCAGTTTCGGTCATAATATCACCTAGAGCATTCTGACATTTCCTGAGTCAGTGTGTTTTATTGGAGGCCATTGGTCACGGATTGCACCTGTGATAATTCCTCCATTAAGATTCATACGCAACCAATCTGGTCTACGATCTCCAAATGCTGCATCGAACGCGCTCATACTCCGAGCATCGGCAACAGTTTGTCGAATTTGAGCAGTATTTGACATTGCTTCTGCATCTCTTGTATTAATTTCAAGGAAAAATGCGTTGGTTGCAATTGGTGTTATCATGTGTTCAGAACGAATACCACCATAACGCCACATTGGAAATGTGTTCCCTCGTAGCGTTTGTTTCGCAACCATGTGTCCGTTTGACATCACTAATGCGCACATAGCATTGTGAGACTCAGCCAAAACACCTAGGCTATGGGTTAACAATGGCACTTTCGTGTCCATTAATGTAAACATAAAAGACCATGCAAAGTTTTGTAATTCAAAATTAGGCTGTCCCATAACGTGTACGTTAATGAAAATGTGATCCGAATAGAACCGTTGGAACTGTCCTGCGGCTATCTGTTCGCTTGGAAATTGTTGAATTGTGCTTGGACCAAGGTCTCCAACAGTACCATTTGCCTTAAACAATATTGAATCATCTCCTCCAGATGGATACCTATTACGATAACCAATTGCAGTTTGAGCAAACGGCATATCGGTTGGAATTACTGGATATGGTGAAACAGCAAATTCAATTCTTACGTCTTGACCATCAGGTGCAAAGTAAGCATCTTCAAAGAGATCGGTTTGAATTAAATTGTGTTGCATACGGGTTTGTAAATTAATACGCTTTTGCAAGAATGCATTTCCATCTGAATCAAGAGTAATTGTATCCAACTCAATCGTTTCTTTTACAATATGGATTGGCATTACTTCTTCCCTCCTGCAATGCGATGCGCTTCCTTTACGCAACGCTTGAACCCGTCTTTCTTCCACTTTCCGTTCTTGAGTTTGTACTTTGGTGCAATCTTCTTGAAAGCAGCCCCATATGCACGTTGGCGAGCCGTCTTCTTCTTTTTACGGACTGGTGCGACGCTCTCAGCCTCAAGAAGTGCTGCTTGAGCAATTCCTTGATTCATGTCTTGTACGTTGCCACCTGTTGGAACCAGAGTCTCACCTGCTCTAATGTAAACTTGCATCGACGGGGAACCATTGAGCAAGTGAGATTCATGTGCAGGAATTGCGATCATAGGCATTGGGAAAGTAATGTATTGATCACCAATAAGATAACCAATAGTTCCACCTGCTATTGCACCCGGAGGACCACCTGCAGCTCCACCAATTGCTGCACCTTGCACTGCACTAAGCAATGGATTATCAATGATATCAATTGCTTGTTCTGCAAGAGCAGCTGCAGCACCAAGTTTAGCTTTCTTTAGTGTTTTCTTTACAGTAGGATTGTCTAGGACACTCCTTACCACTTTGCCTTTACCCATGTAGACCGCCTCAGAGGTCTTGTGCTTGTGTGAGCATTTGTGTTAGGTCCTTTTGTGTAATCTTCTTTGGTTCTGCAATGAGCATGACATCGATTTCCATAGTGTCGTTTGTAAGGTTTAGGTTAGTCAAGTCTTGACATGCAACACCAATCAATAGATCAGTAACGACATCATATCCTTCTGGATGTAGATCAGGAGTTCCGTAGAATTCTCGATGAGTAACAATAGATTGTCCGTCTGCAGCTAGATATTGGGCTGTCTGACTAATATCGTAAACGCAGATGACGTTAGGTGATGCAATTCCTACATCTTTTACATCTTCATACGCGGTTGTTGTAGCAAATAGTCGAATTTCAGAACGAGTTGATTCTACTGTACCAGGGCCGGCTGGTGGTGCGGATAAGATAGTAGGAAATTGTCCAGTAAAGTTTGTAGGATCTCGTAGCATAAAACGGATTTCCTTTAGAGCTAAACCACGGTTTTCGGGAATAGAAACGTAATCCGATAAATCGATTCGACCATAAACAAGGGCTGTGTCACCGTTTGCATCAATGTCAAATTGTAGTCTGTCTCTTAATATTACGTCGTTTGAGCCTTTTGCCATAGTAAATCATCTCTTTTTTGGGGTGGAGGTCGCAAGCAGTTATCAGACGTATGACGATCCAGAACGTTCCTACTTGCTTCCTCCAACACTTACTAAGTGAATGAGGCTTATTAACGTGCCTTTCAGAACTTGCAGTCCTATCTTGGCGAGCGTAGCGAGC